ATAAGTTCCTCCTTAGTATTTAATTATTTCAAGGATTTAACCTTTATATTTATATGAAAAACAAAAGTAAATAATTATTTACTTCTGCTTAATTTTAAGTCTTGCAAATCTAATTCGCGTTCATTATTAAAAACTTTATATTCAAAAGGAATATCTTGAAAATCTTCCTCATCTGTCATATAACGTCTGCATATCTCTGCGCAATCTGGATTTTCTTCTCTTCTAAGCGCGCGGATAAGTCTAGTTTTGTCTGTTGCTTGAACATATATAGGGTGAATATCTAGCCTATTGTCTTTAAGCATATTGGCAATACCTGATATATTAAATACGCCTACGTTAGTTTTATCTGGGTCTAATCCGTCAATAGGAGTACCATAAAACCAATTGCGGAAGATAGTTGTTTCCAACATATCTCCACTAATTGTTTTTCTAGCAAACTCATCTTCAGTTAAGAAGAAATAATCTACTCCTTCTTCTTCATAATCTCTTTTAGGACGTGTTGTACAGCTAACTACTTTATGATAATTAGTGTTTTGGTCTAACATCATTTTTTGAATTGTGTCTTTTCCCGCACCGCTTTTACCAAATAGCGCAATTACTTTTATTTTATTCATCTGATGTAACCCCCTCTCTATCATGAGTTATTTCTATATTTCCTTTATCATCAATAGATGTTATTTTATATAATTGATGGAAACCTGTGTTCTTATAAGTTTTTGCTACAAATGTATCATCTCTGCGGAATCCCGCTACTAATAATTTAACACCTCTTGTAAACCAACCTTTTTCAGTTACTTTCTTTGTTCCATCCTCTTGAACTTCACTTAATTGTCTATTATACATTGTAAAGTAATCTTTTGTGAACTTAACATTTACTACTCCTGTTGGAGTTAATAGTGTTATTGATGAACGAGTATCATTTTTGCCAATAACTGTTCCAACTATTTTATATATTTTATATATTGGCAATTCATGCCCATTTCTTTTAAAATATGTATCAACAATAGGCTCACTAGGTAATGAATCAAAATCAATTACACCATATCTATTTTTATTAACATGTGCTAATTCATGTTCATGATAATAGAAACACAATGCTTCCATCTCATATGAACTTATATTTCCTGTTGCATACTTTTCCCAACATTCTTTAAATAATAAATCATTAAAGTTCTTTAATATTTCACTTTGATTATCTCTAATCCAATTACGCGCAGCATCCATTTGTGCTTGATAAATCTTTTCCCATCTTTCTTGCAATATACAAGTTAATCCATTTATTACATCTAACTGGTCAGGGTCAAAATATTTATTATAAAATTCTTCACATTCATTATCAAACACATAATATTTTCCTGTCTTTTTATTTGCTTTCAAATATTTTGTGAATAGATAAGTTTTCTTTTGAAGTTCTAATTCACTAGGGATAAGATTATGTTGTATCAAACCATTAAAATTTTGTAAAGTTATTCTCTTTTTTGCTTCACATACTTGAGATATATAATATGCCATAACCGCCAATCTTGGCTCAACACCTAATTCTTTTCCTAAATCTATTTCTAATTTATCAAAAGCTCCTGCTTTAATTAAACTAAACATTGCGCTTTTGTTAAGTGGACATCTTGCCATGAAATCTTGAATACCACTATATGGTCTGTGCGCTATAATCTGGTCTATTACTGGACCTCCTACATTATTTAACGCTTTCATACCAAATAATATTTCATTATTTTCTACATCAGGTTCAAAACTATATGATGATTTATTTATATCAACTAAACTAACTCTAATTCCTCTTGATATAATATCTCCTATGGCTTTTGCTATTTTACCATAATCAGTTCCACGTTCTTTTTTCTCAACATTTCCTTCTTCATCTTCTTCAAATTCGTCTCCATCTTCAAGACTTCCACTATTAACTACTAAACAAGCTGTGTTCCAATATATAGGATTCCATCTTGTTGCTATATACATAGTTTGAAAACCAATGAAACTATATGCTAATGCGTGGATGATACTAAATGAATAACCCATTTGTGGACCAATACCGCATGTCCATACATAATTACCTAAACATGGGGATTTAGCTTGGTCTAACACTTTTTTACGAAGGTCAGGTATCTTACTCATTTGCTTTTTACCAACAACTTTACGTGCGGCGTTCGCCTCTGCCAATGTAAATCCACATATATTCTCATCCATCAACATACGCATTAATTGTTCCTGACTTGGTGGAACTCCATATGAAGTTTTAAAATATGGCTCTAACACTTTTTGTTCTGCTTGAGTTAAACCATACTCTCTCATTTCTTTATACCATAATGAGATATCATCTTTATATCTAATATATTTTTCCATTGGAGATTCTTGACCTTTTTCCGCTGTCATTAATCTCATTAATCCATTTGCATCCGCCATTTCTAACATTGAACTAGGCTTAATCTTCTTAGCTGCTTGTCCGCCCACATCACTATCAAACTGAAAGATATTTAATACACTATTCTCTTGAAGAACTTTCCAAATATCTTGGTCATCAATAGGAAGAACACTTGGGTGAAAATACTTATCATAAATTTCTCTTAATGTCAAATCACTTTCTATTTCACCATAATCTTGCAACATTCTTATTGCTTCAGCTAATTTATCTTGAACTTCTGTTACTAAAAAATCATATTTTGTCATACCACATGCTTCACACATATGCAAGTCATAAGCTGTGATAACTTCACCTTTTGGAGTTCTCATAAATGAACCAAATTCATATGGGTCTTCATCGAACAAGATAACTCCACTTGCATGAGAACTACGTTTATTTACTAAACCTTCAATTCCTGACATTATATCTAATAATCCAGGATATAAGTTAACTTCATTTATAAATGTTTTGATTGGCTTTCTACCTTTATCTTCATTACCATTTATACAATCTGACAATGACCATAAGAATCCACGCTCACTAGGAATTAATGAACTTAAATATTGCGCCGTATCAACATCTATTCCATCTGGATAATCTTCACTCCTATATCCGCGGCATGCGGTTAAGATTGTTGAACGAGTTCCTTCAGTTCCAAATGTTGCTATCAAAGTACAACCTAAATTCTTACGACTTAAATCATCAACATTACTATTGAAGTTTTGTCCTCTTTCTTTCTTAATTTCATTTAAAATCTTTGGTCTTTTACTTGGACATAAATCTAAGTCGATATCTCCTAATTCTACACGTTCCTTATTCAAATATCTCCAGAATGGAAGCTCCCATTTGATTGGGTCAAGTTGTGTGATACCTAATAGATAGTGATTCAAACCTGAACAACTTGAACCACGACCGGCACCAACGATACTTCCGCAATTCCAGAACAAATCAACATAGTGCTGTAAAGTTACCGGATAACTAAACATATTAGTTCCTAACTTTTCACTTATTGTTTGCTTTATATCTGCTTCTTCTTCCAATCTACTTAAATATGTTTCATTATATTTATCTATTTCTTTTAATTTATTTACACATTTATTTACCCAATATCTATTAACTTTATCGTCTGAGTTCATCATATTATTTAATATTGGATAATCTATTAAACTATTATTTACTTTAGGATAATCATCTACTTCAACATGCGGAATAGTTTGCGCATGTGCTAAACTAAATTTTTCTATTTTATTCCAAATTCCATAACTATTGTCAAACATTTCATTTATAAATTCATCACTAAATTCAGATGCATGTAAATGTTCTACAATTTCTTCATTTGTTTGAAGGTATGCAAACTCATAGAACTCATCTACTTCACGTTCTCCAAATTTACTATTAAGGTATGCTTTATGAACATATCTATCTTCTTTTTTAAGATAATGCGCATCTGACCCTATAACCATTTTCAAATCAAATGCTTTTGCAATAGCAGGAAATCTTTTATTTACTAAAATCTGTTCTCTTGATGTACCTGGCGCACACTCTATATAAAAATTATCTTCTCCAAATACTTCTTTACACCATAATAGGAAGTTAACTATGTTATTATGTGCTGTTGCTGCGCTATTGGTGTCGCCTGTTTGTTCTGACGTGATTAACGCCAATGTATTAACACTTAACTCTCCTCCTAAACATGCTGTTGTTGCTATCAAACTATTAGGATACTTTTTCATTATTTCTTCAATATCACTTTTTAATGTTGGGACTCTTTCAAGACCTCTGTCCCAATAACTATTCATCCACGCTCTTGAGGATAACTCTCTTAATGCTCTATGCCCTTCTTTATTTTTTGCAATCAAAATAAAGTGATAATATCTTTGCCCCATATCACGTGTGTTTGTTAAATATATTTCATTACCTAATGCTATTTTAAAATCAGGATACTTTTCTTCAATTTCTTTTTGATAAAAGTTTATCTCAGGGTGAGCTGAAAGAATTTCATGGTCAGTTATAGATATTCCCGCCAATCCAAGCTCAATGGCTCTGTTAATTAAGTCCTTTGGACGATTAATGCTATCAAGTAAACGAATATTAGAGTACATCGTATGAGCATGTACTTCAAAACGTTTGCTCCATTCCATTATTCCACCTCCCTATAAGTTCTATAATTACCAACATCTTTTATTGTTGATAAAGAAACTTTGTTTTTTAATTTATTTGCAATATCTTGATAAGTAATTCCTTCTTGTCTCCATTTTCTAATTTGTTTTACCTCTTCTATTGTTAATTTTCTTCTTTGGAGACCCCCTTTTTGTTTCCCCATTATTGCATTTCTATTTATATTTTCTTTTGTATAAACCTCTGGCATAATATGTGCCCAAGTTGTTCCATTTCATATTCTTGAAAAACCATTGATAGAAATTTTTTCTTTAAAAGGCTCATAGGCTTCTTGTCTTGAGCATCCTTGTTGAAATAATGTTCTTATATATATAATATCTTGTTCTGAAAGAAGAGAGCGCCCATTTTGGCTTCCTTGACAATGGCCTTTTAAACTTCCACCGTCTCCGCCTTTAGATTCATTATAACCATTTTTAAAACTATCTAACTTTTGAATTCAATATTTTTCTCTTTCGTCAGCCTTTGAATAATCTTCAAGGCTTTCTAAAATATCAAAAGAAAAATTTTCTTCTCCATATTTTCTAATTGCTTGATATAAACTTTTATTATACTCTTTATGTCCTTTTGTTTTTGCTAATCTAAAATGGTCTTTTTTTCTTCTTTCAAAATTATTTGTTTTCCCAACATAACATTTATAATTAATTAAATTAGTTATTTTATAAATACCTTGATTTATCATAACTATTCACTTCCTATTCTTTCTTTTCTATATATATATTATATCAAAAATTTTACGAATAGTCAAGTTTTCGTCTTTTAATTAAAAGTCAAATGGTAAGTGTTTGATGGAGGCTAAGTTGTTTATTGGATAATCTAGCTCCTTACATTCCCATCCGTGTGCAGTAAAATATTCTTGAAGAGGCGCACGTTCACTGCACATATTACCTGGCGCTTCATATACTATAAGAACTATTATTATTTCATCTTCTATTTGATGCTTTTCTTGATAGAATTGCGCAAATGTTTGCAAATCCGCAATCATCTTATCAAAATTTATTTCTTCTAAATTTTTTCTATAATTACTTAAAAAAGAACATCTTAAATAATCCTTTTCTTCACAAGGGCATAGATGTGGTTCTTGTTGCCCACATTTAGCACCCGCCTCTATTATAGGATTAAGTCTAGTTCCATTTAAAATTTTTCTTGCATCATAAAAAATATGATTCGGACCTTGGTTGGCATGGAACCAGGCTGGATCCCACAACGCAGTAGACATTGGAATCATATTCTTGTTGAAATTTCTAATTTGATAAAAATAACTAGTTCTTATTTTCATTACTATTCACTTTCTTCTAATCTTCTTTTAGGTTTAAATCCATTATTATTTTTATAAAAGTTTTTAATAGCATTAAATATAATTTGACTATCTAGTTGTTCTTGGCTTTTACTTCCATTTACTTTCCATCTAAAAGCAAATTTAGCAGGTCTTGTCCCAGGGTATAAATCAATGATTTTATATACTCCTAATTTTCCTTTGGCATTAATCTCTTGATACCAAACAGCCCATCTGTCATCTACAACTCTGTCAATCTTATATAATTTACTCATTCTATCTCTCCTCTATTTTCTAATTATCACAAGTTTTTTAGCAGCTCTTGTGCACGCTGTATATAACCAACGCTTATGTTCTTCTGAAACATAAGGAAAGCCTTCTTCAATAACCAAAACCTTATCCCACTCTGAACCTTGTGCCTTGTGGCAAGTTATTGCATACCCATAAGTAAATTGTTCAGGAACCATATTCATATATTTCCAATTCCTACGCATCTTATAAGTAGTTTTCCAATCGAGTCCAGGTTCTCCTGTCAGTATTAGCTTTTTATCCATATCTAAATCGCCATAGCTTTCGCCTGTATCAGATATGAATTCCGCTTTTACTATATCTACCTTTTTAATTCTTCCATCACTTGATATTCTAGCGGGTAGATTTATATATGTGCTAAAACTATTTTTTAAATAACCAATAGTCCCATTAACAAGAGGGTTCTCATCATCAGAGAATATTTCCCAATTATTTTTAAGACATATAACTTTATCTCCATCTTCAGGGTCACCCTCATGCCCCAATAGGTCTCTCATTTGATTATTTAGCGCCACTCTCGTTGCATTTGTTGCGCATATTATTTGGTCTGCCCATTCTAACATACCTGTTGTTAATTCATCTTTGTCTAATATTTGCACCTGTTGTCCTACATAATGATTAAGCGGTTTCCCATCACGTATCTCCATAGTTAATTTGATAATTTCACTTTCAGCCTCTTGACGCATAATTTCATCTAGGAATATGTGCGGATTGTCAAGTAAGTGGTTGTCATCATTCTTTTCTACTGGAGGTAACTGTCCTGGGTCACCTAAGCATATAATGTGAACTGAATAACTAGCTAATCTTTGAAGTAAGTCTTTTGGCACCATACTACATTCATCAACTATTACTATCTTATAAGGTACAATTTCCACAGGTTTACGGAAGAAAGTCCCATCAGGGCGAGGTATACTCTCGAACAAAAGTTTATGTAATGTGCTTACATTTTTATTTCCTTTCTTCTGTAAGACCTGTGTAGCTTTACCAGTGAATGAGGTGTATACTACATCAATCTCTGGGTCTATATCTGGAAGAGCGGATATAATAAACTTGACTAAAGTTGACTTACCTGTACCTGCATATCCCGCAATAACCGTGTATTTAAAACCTTGATTATATCTGTCAACAGCAATTTGCAAACCTTGCTTTTGCTTCTCGTTTAATTCCATTTCTCCTCCTTATATTATAATTATATCATAATTTATTTTAGAAATCAACTAAAACAAATATTTACCAGAACCAGTAATCTCATAGTCTTCAACAAATAGTTGAGGAGTTTGATTACCCATTCATTCATTTATATTACATTTTCCTACTGCATTGATGGATATATAAGCTGTATCAAAATTTTGTAATTTATCACAATCATCTTCAGTAGCATTAAATATCATTAAACTTATTTTATTTTGTAATGTTATTTTAATTGTATTACTTGTTTTTCTATAAATAGTAACCATATCTTTACTAACTTTTAAATTTTCTATTGCGATATATGGTTCATCCATATCTTTGCCCCATAAATCGCTAAGTCCAGCAATAGTAAGAATATCTTGCGCTTGAACATCTGCACCTGTATATATGTAGTCTACATAATATATTGGCTCTGCGGAAATGTCGGCTAATGCTGCATCAGTCTTAGTTAAGAAATTTTCAACCGCTGTTGCCGCTAAACACATACCAAATGCATTCTCGTGCCCTTGACACCATTCAGCTCCAGACTCTTCGCATATAGTCTTGAAGTTAGTAACTCCCGTCATCTCATAGCCTCTTGCGCTACCTTGATATCCTTCTGGAGTGTCGAACAATATACAACAAGGACGTTGATATTTGTTAGCTATCTTGTTTGCTATAAGCCCTGCTATGTTTCTATCTATTGCGCCACTCTCTAATGTAAATAAAATTACTTTGTGGTTTAATAAATTCAAGTCTTTCATAAGCAATTCTAATTGTTCCATTGCCTTATCTTGTTCTCTTGTTTGTCTATTTTTTACATTATTAGAAGTTCTTATAGCTTGGTCAACAATTCTTTCTTGCTCTCCTGGCGCATGTCCGCGTTTAGTAGAAGGCACCATAGTAAATGCTTCATATTTAAGCATTGACTTAAATAATAATTCTTTTTCTTCTATTGTTCCACTTCTTTGCACTGCATTAATTAAAGGAACAATATAAAAAGCGGCATTTATAGATGTTATATGTTCACCTAATTTAAACTTATTTTTTTGCCAAGTTTCATATATATAAGGATTATGGATATTATTTGGTTCAAATCCTTTTGTTATAATGTGTTTAGTTTCTATTGATGTCAGACTCATCATATCGCCACAATTTCCTAAAGCTACTAAATCTAAATAATTATCTGCATAATTTCAATCTAGTAATTGGTCTAAATAGCGACAAAACTGCCAAACAATACCAACTCCTGAAAAATCTTTATTGTTATAATCACTTAATTGATTGTTTATTACTATTGCATATTCACTCACTTTATCTGCCAAGTGGTGGTCTAATATTATTGTGTCTATTAATTGTTTTTGCAACATTTCATGAGCTTCATAATCATTAGACCCAGCATCAGGAACTATTAGTAAATTAAAATTATGATTATCTATATATTCTAAACAATCATTTATTCCATGTTGTTTGCCCTCATGAACCCATCATTTCAAATGATTTTCTACCCAAGCGGGGAAAATATCATGTAAGTAATTGATTAATACTGCGGCTGCAGTAAAACCGTCACAATCACAATCTACTATTACCAAAGCATTATCATTATCACTAATATGACTTAGAAGCACTCGAGCTGCGTTAATTAAACAAGTTTCTCCAAGCGCTTCTGGTCTGTTTATGTCTTTATCTGTTGTATTAAGATAATGGGCAACTTCTTCAAGAGGGATATGTCTATTAGTTAATATCTGCTCAATAGTATTATAACTAGGATTGATTGGATTAATTAACTTATATTTCATATTTCCTCCTTAGTCGAATAATGACATTATTCCAACTATTATTGCAAATATTATAATAATTCCTAGTACTAAAGCAATAGGCATCCAAATTGGTGCTAATACCCACCACCAACTCCAATCAATAACGCCACATAACTTAAGTACGATAAATACTAGTCCTAGAGCCTCAAAAAAGCCTATTCCTCCAGAAACTACAACTTGATTTTCTTTTTTCATATTAAATACTCACTCTCTTTTCAAATAATTCTAAAAATATATCAGCGCCTCTATCAATAGGACTATCTTTATATCCTAATAAATTCCATTTATCAAACATAAAACTTATTTTTACTAAAGGGCTATATTTCTTATTTATATCTTTTAATTTTTTAGTCCAACCTTTAAATTCATTATCCCCTATTTCTTTAAACTGTTTATCAAAAGCAATAACTATTTCTTCTACATCTAAAGATTGTAATAATTGAACTTGATAATTTGTTAAATTACTTCCGCAAACCGCGACACTTATATCATTATCTATACCAAAATAAGATTGATATAATAGGCAGCTTTTTTCTCCTTCAAATACTATAACCTTTTTTATTTTTCTAATATTGTTTTTGCTATTGTTTAAATTATATAAATTGAAGCCTAATGGGTGATTATACATTTGATAATTTAAGATTGCGGGTTTATATTTCCCATTAGCTTCTTCTTCTTTTACCATTGTTCTTTCTCTAATGCCAATTAATTTACCGTCAATATTATAGTGCGGAATTACTATTCCCCAGTTTACCGGGTCAAAAGCAATACCATTATGATTCATAACATCTTGCGCAATTCCTTCATCCAACCAAATAGGAAGTTTAGGTCTAGGTAAATACTTTAATATCTTATCATCATAAAACTTAAACTCTATTATTCTTTCTTCTTTAACTTCTTGCTTTTTCTCATAATTATTTAATATTTTCCAATCATCAGTTTCCGCATTACTAAATACTTCATTATTAAATGAAACATTTAAACCAAAGAAATTTATAATAAAATTTATTGATTGCATTAAAGTATATTCAATATTTTCTAATTTTTTAACTTTTATTATAAAGTCAAAAATATCAAAGGTGTCTGAACATTCTGTATAACATCTAAACAACTTTGTGTTATCATAGTAGTATAGCTTGTGGCTACTTCCGCCATGGCATAAGGTTCTAGACATTATAAGCTCTCCTTTGGTTACAGGGTCTCCGCCTAAGGCATATAATAACTCTTTAACTTGGTCTATTGTTAAACTATTTTTTATATTTTCAGACCATTCTTTAAGATTGTCCACTAATATACACCTCTTTTCCTATATATAATAATTATATAATAAATTATTAAAATAGTCAATTAGAAAGCGGAAACCTGCATCTTTGGATTAACATTTATTTGTAAATCAGGCAAATCAATCAATTGATAATTATAATCAGTTGCGAACATAGGTATTACTCTACATGTTCCTTGATTAGCCTTGCACCATAATAATATATCTTTATATTGACCTCTACGGTTTTTATATACTGAAATCTTTATTGCGGGCTCTTCAAATTTGAAACGCGCGATTACTTCTCTTAGGGCTTCTTTATCTTCTTTACTAGTTTTAAGCATAATCATACCTAAGTCTATTTTATCGGCTATTGATTTAGCACCACGCAATAGGTTTTGGTCATATTGTTGTGCTGTTGTGTAATCAGCGTTTAATTGAGTAGCGGTTAATATAAATACACCATATTCATTACATAAATCTTTAAGTTTAATTGAAATCATAAATAAGACATTATCTTCTCTTAAACCTTTAATACCTGTTTTTGATGTGACTTCGCTAAGAATCTTCATAGACGTATGTAAGTAATCAAAAAATATATATCTAACATCTCATTCATGAATACCAAACTTAATAGTGTTTTCGATGTCCTTCATAGAAAAGTCAGGAAGTTTTTTAATATAAATTGGACATTTTTTAATCAATTCTGCTGCATATAATACTCTTTCCAATTCTCCTGCTTCATAATTATTATATATTATATGACTTTCATTTACATCAGATAAGAATGCTAACATCATTGTTTGTATTTCATCTACTTCTTGTTCTGTTGTAATAAACATTGTAGGCTCTTTCGTTCCATTTTCAACTCAAGCGCCTTTATCTGAGTCATATAATTTATCGCATGCTATAGAACATGCATCAGCTATCATACTACGCGTTTTACCTACACCAGTAGCAGCTGAACGTAGATAGAATTTCTTTAAACGAGCTCCGCGCGTAACTGTATTAATGAAAGGTCCGAACATTGGATATCCAATTTCAGGTCTCTTTTGTAAACTTTCAATTAATTCATTTACTTTTTCACCGGCTTGAATAAAATCTTCATTAGAGTCATCTACATATTTCATTCTAATTTCAGTTATTTTTCTATCTATTAAATCGGCTATTGCATCAAGAGATGAATTATCTAACCAATCTTCTTGAGCTTGTTTCTTTTTTGCATCTAAGATATTGTCTACATCATATAACCAAGATAAATCCATTCCTGCATTACTATACATTCTTAATAAAGTCATTTTTTTCATTTTTTGATAATAATAATCAAAAGTAGAAAGTTGAATATTTTGTGATATTTTGTCTAAATATTCATTTCCTTTATAATTTTTATATACTGCAAGACTTTTAGGTCTATCTTTTAAATAATCTTCTATTGTGTTAACAGAGATTTCTTTTGCGCCGAGCGCATGTAAGTTATATATAGAACCGAATAGTATTTTATGAAACTCTTCAGTAAAATCATCTTCATGGAAGAAATAATTTTCATTATCTAATAATGTAGGGTTTTGATAAATACAACCAATGACTTGAATAATAGCTGAAACATCTACATATTTACTACTCATGTTTACCTTCCTCCTCTATATCAAAAAGCCGTTTAGTTTGAACATATACTCTAGGAGATGCGATTTCAACTGTCGTGACAACCGGTTGATATGTCTCGCGAGCATCATTTGCTAATTTAGCCAAGTATATATTATAATAATATTTACAAGCATCATCATAAACAAAAGGTACTATACCAATTCCTTCGTTTGCTAACTCAGTAGTATTACCTTTTATCTCATACCATCAATAAAGAGTTTTTAACATACCTGAATAAGTATAATTATAATCCTCTCTATAATCTTTTATTTGTTTTCTTATCTTTGCGGATAATGTTTCCAAGTTAAATAGTTTTTTAATATATAATTCTAATGCTTGATATTCTTTTTCTTGTAGCGGGATTTGCGCCTGGTATTGCTCATAACAAGCTTTATGCGCATATCTTCTACCCCCAACATCTACTGCGGGTTCCGCATTTCTATCAAATACTTGTTGACAATATTTACACTTAACGAGCTTTTTAGCCATTGTCATCACCTCTATACAAAAATAAATAAAAGAGAAGATAAACAAACAAACTGTATTATCTTCTCTCCTTTCTTCATTATTTTATCAAGTCTTCTAAATCTAATACTATTAAATTTAATTGTTCAACTTGGTCTCTAGTACATTGACTAGCCTTTTTACCTTTACCTAAATACTTCTCAGTAATTTGAGTTATTTTAGGTGTCCATTCATTCATCATTTCTTCTTCAGTATGAGTACTTACTATTTTACCAACAATTTCTTCAAATTTATTTCTAACTGTGTCAAAATCTAATTCTTCTAATGTTTTATCAGCGGCTCTTTCATCAGTGAATAAATCTGCTTTTCCGCTCATCTTTTCTTCTTTGTCAATAGCATCATTAAGTGCTTTTACTAAAGATTGATAATTGAATTCTATTTCAGGTTCAATATATTTAAATCTACTCTTTGCATCTACAGAGTTGTCTGGGGACCTTAGAGTAAGCATAACTTTAGATGTTCCATCTTCTAGAACTACATTATGCGCATAACCAAATATATCTACCATATTTTTAATAATTTCATCATATGCTGTTGATAGGGATGTAACTATTTGATTGTATTCAGTTCCATCTTGTCTCTTGAATGTTTTGTCTTTTGCGTGTGAGATGAAGAATAATGAATATCCTAATTGAGATATTGTTCTAAATGTTTCTTCAAACTCTTTCTTAACTTTTGCCCATCCATTAACAGCCCATCCACCGTCACCGATGTTTTCAATACCTAATGTATTACAAATATATTTTTCACATAAAGAAGCGGCTATATCTACTGTGTCTACTACTATACATTTAAAATTTTCTTTTACTTCAGGTTTCTTTAATTCTCTTACTACTTGTTTCATTTCTCCCCATGAAGAGATGTCTTGCGCAATGATACCAGGAATTGCATTATAACCTTTTTCAAATGCTAATAATAATGATTTATCCATTTGAGAGGCTAATGTAGTTTTACCAGTACCAGCAGCGCCATAGATGTAAGTAATATAAGTACTTAAGTCTCTACTTACTTTATGGGGTTTGATTTCTAATAAATTAATTGCCATTTTATATCTCCTTTACTATTTTATTTAAGAAAAGGGGGTAATACCCCCTATTAATTAGAAGTTGAATGTCTTAGTTGATGTTGCAGCTACTGTTGCATTTGATTGTGTAGGAATTGTTGCTGCAGATGTTGTTGTAGTTGTAGCTGTTGCGCTTTTACTTGCTGCATATTCATCTCTACGTTTCTTAATTTCTGCTAAACGAACTTCTCTATCTTGTGCTGCTTTCTTAAGTTCTTCTACAGTTAAAACTCCTTCTTCATTAAAATCATATGGTACTTTAGAAGTTCCTGTGATTACCCATTCTTTAACCTTTCTTTCAAAAGTTCTTACAGCTTCTTCTCCAAATGCAGTTTCTTCTTTAACTTCATTGATGATTGAGTTACAAGTTATTTTACCCCATACTTTTGTGAATACAGGTTCATTTTGACTTGCACCTAAATCTTCAAAATAAGTCATTCCTTCGTTTGTTCTTACGATAAAGTCAACAGGTAAAAGATTATTTCTAAAATCAAATACTGCTCCTTTAACTACTACATAATCCTTTTCAATATTTTTTTCTGGGTCAGCTTCTATTCTATTTGTACTAGTAATAACCATATCAGTTGAGAATGTATTTCTTTCTGCTTCTGGTCCTAATTCACCATTAAGAATAGTTACGAAACCACCTTCATTAACTTTTGTAGATACTAATCTGTCGTCTTGTGTGTAGAAATCATTTAATGCTAAAGCTGTGTCTACTCTTACTTTTGTAGCACTATCTTTACCATCAGCTATCCAAGTTTTTCCACCATCAATGATTTTCTTTAAATTACTATATGTTGCATTTGTGTTACCATTGCTAGTTACTTCAACTACATAAGTAAAATGAACAGGTACTATATTTAAACCAGCTTCATCTGTTGCTATTTCAAGATTTCCAGAGATAAACTCTTTACCATGATTAGCAGATGCTGGATTTTGAACTGTCTTTAATACTAAATTATGTTGATATACTCTTCCTTCTACTCTTTCTGTGTTAATCATTTTCTTCATAACTACTTTTACTCCTTTTCTTTTATTTACTTTTTTTTATACATATATATTATATCAAAATTTTATTGGTTTGTCAAAAAGACCCCTGTAAAAGCGAGTCTAGTTGAATAAGTAGTGTTCTTTCAATATTTCGTTGCATATATACTGGTCTTGTGCTGTTTGAGCTGTAAACCAGAAACCACTATCTATATGTTTATTAAATTTACTTTCGGTAATTTTTGTTCTCTCTATAAATAAACTTTTAATTGCAGCTGCCTGCGCTTCTTCTACCGATGCTTTATTAAAACGTGGTGAGTCAGGTTCTTCCGAATTCATACTTTCTATAATAGGGTTTTGATATTTATATGAGAATGTAGCATTTGGATATGCGTATCTTTTATGTCCTGCTAAATATGCTAACATTGAACTACCTGCGCAAGTGTTGATATTTATTGTATCAACAGGTGTTTTAGATAATTTAATTGAATCTGCAATACATAGCGCGGAATTCATATCTCCATCTACTGCGTCAATAAAAATTCTAATAGGTTTTCTTGATGACAATGCTGTTACTCCAAAAACATCTTCTTCATTCCAATGTCTTATGAGCCTATCTATTTCTTGTGCCTTTTGAGGGGTGATTTCATTTAATATAATTTCCCTCTTTTCTCCTTTAGGTTTTTTATTAAATAATATCATAAAATCTCCTTTCAATTATATAATATCATTTTTATTTATAAAAGTCAATATTACCTTTTATTTCCTGCGGTGCTATTATAACCAAATTCTTTAGCTTGATAAAGTTCTATATAGAAACTTTCTTTTTTATCTAGCTCTTCAATAGGACAAACTTCTAATACTTCAAAAGTAAAGTTGTCAACACCCTCTTTTAACATTGCTTGATATAGGCGGTTATTAGATGGTGTATCTATTCCAAGTCCGCATTTAAGATGTTCTCTCCAACGCTCGCGAATATCCTTTGCTTGTCCAATATAACTTAAACCAGATAATTTATTTGTAATTTTATATATTCCTGTAACTTTATCCGCAGTTCCTAATACTCTTGCCGCCATATCATTAGCGCGTTTAGAATAATATGTTGACCATATAATCATTTTAACAGGGCGTGGGTCACGAAGCTCAGATTCTATACTGCGTAATACTTTTGCTTCATGTAAATCCACTTCATCAAGAAAAAGAGAATAGAACTCTGATTTTTCTTTTATCTCTTGTTCTTTCAATAGTGCTTCCATTGCTGCTTTTCTAGTTGCGGAAATACTTGCTAATTTATCTTTATTTTCTTGAATTTGAGCAAGTATTTCTTCCTGGTGAGCGCCATATGCTTCATCTAGTTTTCTTAATAATTCTTGTTGCTCTTCTTCTGCGTTCTCATACTGATGTTCTAACTCGTTGTGATAATTTTCAAAACTTTGTTTAGCTACCTCTTCCATTTGATGCATCACCATCTTTTGATTAAGTATCATAGCATTATTGTTTTCTATGGTGTTATAAGTTTCTATCTTTTTTAAGTTTAAATCAGTAATTTCTTTTTCTATTTGTTCATTTTCTTCTCTTGTTAGATGTATCTGTTTACTTGCAACAACTATTAAAATTATTCCTACTATTAGCGCGATTGCGCCAAACACTGCAAATAATCACATATAATCTCCTAAAAAAAGCCAGGTTTTATAACCCAGCTTTTATTTATTGTTTTAATTACTCAGCTTTTTCTTCTACTGCGTTAGGGTCGAATGCTCTACCAGCGTCAGTTAATTTGATTAATTTGATTGGTTTATGTCCTTCTTCAGTTTCGATTTCAGCTGGAATTCTTTCCATTAATCCTTTTTTGCAGAATGCAGAAGTAACAACACCGTTAACTTGTCTAACTCCTAATCCTGTTCCTTCAGCTATATCAGCTGCTGTAATATCTTTACCATCGTTTGCTTTTACGAATTCGTAAACTAATTTTGCGTTTTCACTTAACATTGTATAATTTCTCCTCTTTTTCTTATATTTTTGATGTTTCTTCATCTTTTTATTACATATATATTATATCAAAAAATTTTATATTTGTCAACACTTTTTATTAGTTTTATATGTATTAAAAATCTTTCTTCATCTTTAATTTACAAATATATTATATCAAAATTATTTTTGTAAGTCAAATTTTTTTATAAAAGTTTCTTCATCAATAATTTCAATATTTAATTCTTTTGCCTTTTTATTCTTAGTGGAAGTGCTTTCTATATCATTATTAATTAGATAATTAACATTTGCTGATACAGAACCTACGCATTTACCGCCTAGGTCCTCTATATACTTAACTAGTTCATCTCTATTTTTCCATTTATTGATTTTTCCTGTTATACAAAATGTTATATTTTCTAATTTTTTGTTATTATTATTTGCTTTTATTTGCTCTTTAATATTTAAAAAATTATTAACTATATAATCTAATTCATTATAATTATAATTTTTTAATGATTTGTTCATCTCATAACCAAATCCATCTATCTCTGAAAAATCAAAAGTGCTGATGGCTTCTCTAAAATCTTCGTATGTATTGAAGATACTTGCGATTTGTCTGGCCACTGTTCTACCAATAAGTGGAATGCCTGCTGCAGCGATGATGGATTCGAGGTCAGTATTGCAGCCTTCTTGGATGGATGTGATAATATTCATAACAGACTTTTCTCCAAAACCAGCCTTCTTTTTCCATTCTTCTGCATGTTCGCTAAGTGTAAATACATCTTTGATTCCATTAATCCATCCCCAATCTATCAATTTTTCTATTGTTGCTTTTGATATACCTTTAACATTCAACCCTTTTTTACCAAAGAAATGGTCTATTCTGTTTAAAAGTTTACCTTCACAATTAGGATTTGCGCAATATAATACTTTGCTATTATTTTCTTGTATAATCTCTGTTGGTTGTCCGCATACAGGACAAGTATCTGGGATTTTAATATAATTACTAGGTATATATACATCACAAGTTGGTTCAAGAACAACTTTAGCAATTTGAGGAATTATCATATTTGCTTTATACACTTTTACCAAAGTTCCATATTCTTTTATACCTAATTCTTCCATAATACTTATATTATGCATATTTGCTCTTGAAACTTCTGTTCCGTCTATTTCAACAGGGTCAAATATAGCAACTGGGCTAAGTTTACCAGTTCTACCCATAGTCCATTCTACAGCTCTAATACGAGTTTCATAAGTTTCATCATAAAACTTGTATGCTAATCCGCCTTTGAAATGATGGTCGGTTTTACCTGCTGCTTCATAATCTTTAACATTATCATACTTATAAACAATTCCATCAATAGGGTAGCCTAATTTTGAGCATAATTCTTGAAGTGCTTTTATTTCATATTCTCTTATTGTATCTCTTGTATAAGGAACTGTCTGAAAACCTAATGCTGTAAGTTCATCAAGTTTAATTATTAAACTTTCTGCGTTTATTCCTTTAATACAATCCCATGCTACAAATGTTAGATTGCGGTTTGCGCATTCTCTACTATCTAACAATCTAATGCTACCTGAGGCAAAATTTCTAGGATTTTTATAATCATCAGAGAAAGGTTCAAAATCTTTGTATGTGCAAATTATCTCACCATCAACAATTAGTTCATCATTAAAATCAATTCTTTTAGGAATTGTTTTTACCACTAAAGCATTATGAAGTATATCTTCGCCCTCGATACCATTTCCGCGCGTTTCCGCAGACACTAAATAACCATCTTCATATCTTAATGAACAAGTAAGTCCATCAAGTTTAGCCATAGCTATATAGTCTTTATTCCCAATAAAACTATTTATCTCATCTATTGATTTAGTTTTATCAAGAGAAAGCATAGGGTGATTATGTTCTACTTTTGTTAAGGCATTTATTACTTGATAGTTTACTTTTTGAGTAGGGCTATCTGGTAGATAAACACCTGTCATTCTTTCCATATCTTGAAGTTGGAAATACATATCGTCCCATTCTTTATCTGATATTGCGGGATTACCTTTATCATAAAGTTTAGTATAATAATTTAATTTTTCAACTAATTCTTGCATCTCCATGATTACATTTTCTCCTTTTATATATAAATATTATATCATTATTTTTTTTATAAATCAAATAAAAACAGCCGAAGCTGTTTATAATTTTACTACTGAATTAATTTGTGAATTTCTAATCATTATATTTCCCAAAGTTATTCTACCTAATTTTGGTAATTCTGTTGCAGATATACATATAGAAGTCTTACCGACCAACAATATATTATCATCATCACTAATTGCGCAAGCGCCGACTATATATCCAGTTTCTGGGCTAGATTTATATATACAAACACCTTTTCCAGCTTTGCCTTGGATAGGGAATTCCGCAATATCAACTTTTTTACCATTTCCAATAGAACTGAATATTGCTATTGTTTGATTAGGGTCTCTTAGTGGGATCCCTACTACAACCTCATCTCCATCTGAAAGTTTAATACCTTTAAGTCCTGCAGTTACTCTACCTATTGGACCTATTGACTTAGTTTCAAAATGAATTGAGTATCCTTGTTTTGTGATTAATAATAAATCTTCTTCATTCATTAACTCAATATTTGCAATACTATCTCCATCTTTAATATTTATAGCGGCAATACCTGAATTGCGCTTAGTTTTGATATATTCCTCAAGAGGCGTTTTCTTAACTAATCCTTGTTTTGTTATAAATACTACATATTCTGCATTATTTTCTCTTTCTAAATTAGTAATTGCTATTACTTTTTCATTAGATTCAAGAGTAATTAGAGAGGCTATATTTGCGCCTTTACTTACATTTGTTCCTACTGGAAGTTTATCTACTAATATTCTATACATTTTTCCTTTATCTGTAAATAACATTAATGTATCAGTCGTATTAGTCTTAATAGTAGCCATTACTGCTTCATCCGCAGTCTTGACTCCTTTACCACCTTTGCGCTGTGTTCTGAAACTTGTTTTAGGTATTCTCTTTATATCTCCAGTTTGAGATAGAATAACTACTACATCTTCAGGGATAACTGTTGCTATTTCTTTTTCTTCTTTTGTTTCAGTAATTTGCGCTAATTCAGTTCTTCTTGCATCTCCATATTTTTTAACTAGGTTATCTAATCTTTCTAAAATAATTTCTTTTTGCTTTTTAGTAGAACCTAATATATTATTATATTCATTTATTTTGTTATTTAATTCAGTTCTTTCTTCATTTAATTCTATTTTTTCAAGTTTTGCTAAACTACCTAATCTCATAGCTACTATTGATTTTGCTTGAGGTTCAGTAAACTTATACTCTTTAATTAAACCTTCTTTCGCTGCAGCGCTAGATTCAGATTTCTTGATAAATGCAATTATATTATCAATATCTTCTAATGCTTTAATAAGTCCATTAACTATTTCTAAGCGGGCTTCAGCAGCCTTTAAATCAAAGTCAGTTTCTTTAATTAAACATTCTATATTATGTTGTAAGTATATTTCTATACAATCTTTTAAGTTTACTTCTGTTGGTGTTTTATTGATTAGGGCAACTTGATTATATGAGAAACTACTTTGTAAATCAGTTAATTGGAATAGTTTGTTAGCAATAGCATCAGGATTTACTCCTTTTGCACATTCAACTACTATTCTTAAACCTTTTTTATTACTTTCGTTGCGGATATTATCTATATCAGGGATGTCGCTTTCTGCAACTTTACCAATTTCCGCAACAAGCGCTTCTGTTGAAGTTCCATACGGTATTTCATAAAATACTATATTTTGTTTCTCAACTTTATATTTTGCTCTAATTTTTACACTACCATGACCAGTTCTCATAATAGAAGGTATATCATCTTTGTTAATTACTATACCTCCAGTTGGGAAATCTGGACCTGGTAACATAGGTTCTTTACCTTCACTATAATCATGAATTGCTTGAGCAACTTCTTTTAAGTTGTGTGGAGCAAAATTACATGCCATAGCTACACCAATTCCTGTGTTTGGATTACACAATAGGTTAGGGAATATAGCAGGTAATGTGATAGGCTCTTCAGCATCTTCTGAATAGTTAGGTATAAAATCTACATTTCTTTTCTTTATACCAAATAACATTCCATCTTCTGCAAGTTTTGAAAGTCTTGCTTCAGTATAACGCATATGTGCAGGTCCGTCACCATCAATGTTACCATTTGAACCGTGCCAGTCTATTAGAGGGTATCTCATAATCCAAGGTTGAGATAATCTAACAAGAGCACCATAGATTGAAGAGTCACCATGAGGGTGATATGTACCCATAACATCTCCAACTATCTTTGCAGATTTAACATG